CGCATATACCAAAGGGGCGACGACGAATCCGAGCACAGGAGTTTCTGATTGGCAAACGGTGAGTCATTCATTCGGGGCGACTAATCCCGATACTAGCTCGGCGTGGACTTGGAGCGATGTCGACGGGATGGGGGGCTATTTATGGCTTGAAACAACGGCCGATGACACTAAGAATTACTCTTATGCTATTGCGACTCAATTTTACGTCGTTGTTACTTATACAACGGGATACAACGAAAGCGCCAGCGACGGCGTCGAAATGTCCGACTCTCCGTCAGTGATTATCACTCACAACCCGACGATAACGGACGGGGCGGAACTATCGGAAACCCTTCAAGCCGAGCTCGAAATGATTCTCGCCGGGGCCGACGGAGCCGAAATATCTGACGTTCCGGAGACTAACGCGCCCGTCGATGAGAGCGCCGCCGACGGTGTCGAGATGAGCGAGTCGCTCGACGCCCAAAAGACGGCAAGCCCCGGCGTCGTCGATGGAGTCGAACTCTCTGAAAGTGTAGATATTCAACAGACCGCGAGCCCCGAGGTGACAGATGGCGTTGAGCTTTCGGATGATCCGAGCGCTCAGAAGACGACCGCTCCGATCGCTGAAGACGGCGTCGAGTTTTCCGACTTGCCCGACAGTCAAGCCAGTTTGCAAGAGAGCGCCGAAGACGGTGTCGAGCTCTCAGACGATCCGAGCGCTCAAAAGACCATTGCTCCGATTTCTGAGGACGGCGTCGACTTGTCCGATAGTTCCGAGACGCAAGCGTCACTCCAAGCCGCCGCCGCCGACGGCGTCGAACTATCGGACGAGACGGAAAGTCAAAAGACAACCGCTCCGATCGCCGAGGACGGCGTCGAGCTTTCCGATGATACCGACACCGACACCGCGATCGAAGAGAGCGCCGCCGATGGAGCCGAGCTTTCAGAATCTCTCGACGCCCAAAAGACGACCGCACCCGCCGCAAGCGACGGCGTCGAGTTGGGCGAATCACTTGACGCTCAAAAGACGGCGAACCCGCAAGCAAGCGACGGCGTCGACCTTTCTGATTTGACGGAGTCCGACACGGCGATCGAAGCCTTTACAACCGACGGTGTTGAATTGAGTGAGGCCGTTTCTGTCAATCTGACGATAGACGCTCAAGCGATTGATGGGCTCACTCTCTCCGAATCGATTTTGCTTTTCTTGAGCTCTCTCGTTTTCACTACCGACGGCGTCGATCTCTCCGACGAATCAACGACCGCCTCGATTTGGGGACTCGAGGTTTCCGACGGGCTGGCATTATCCGAGGCGCTGACGACGATCGCCGCCTTATATCCGAGCATCTTTGACGGCGTCACCTTGAGCGATGCTCTCGCCGAATTTTTACAGATCATCATCGATACTACCGACGGGGTTGAGATAAGCGAGGCGCTTGCTATTGGGCTCGAAGCGCTGTCGTCGATAAGCGATGGTGTTTCGATGGGCGATTCGGCGGATTATGACATCGAGCTCGAACTTGAGGTTGCCGATGCCGCCGAAATGAGTGAGCTCGTTTCCCTCATCGGAGAGCTCGTCGCCGTCGTGTCCGATCAAGTCGAACTCTCCGACATTAGCGCTCAGATAAGCGAAGTTGAAGCGGTGACGGTTGACGGGCTGACGCTTTCCGAATTCGTCGAGCTCTCCGAACGGATGATTCGGGCGTCGATCACGCTGACGCAAAAGGGGCGCTCGCTCTCAATTAGAGTCCGCAATCGCTCTCTCGAGGTCGACTCGAACACTCTTGAGCCGGATGAATAAAGATAGAATAAGGGTCAAATATGCCGACACTCGAGACGATTAACGGAACGACATATAAGATCGTGAACGGGCGAGACGAGATCGAGATCGGAGATATCAACTCAGTCGCCGAGCTTCTCGGTCACATGAGATATAAGCGATGGCATGGTCTGTCCGAATTCTCTCTCGCTTTCAACGGGACGAGAGACGGGCTCATTCAAGTAGACGGGCCGAACGGGATAATCAGAATCCCCTATGTCGGACACACTCTCGAGCTCACGGCGCATGATCCCGACTCCGATAATCCGGATGGTCGCCTCGAGATGAATGTCATCCTCGAGGACGAGCCGATGCCGGACCTCGAGGGCAATTATTGGATCGAGCTCGATCTTGAGTCGACGGGCATGAATTGGGAACGGATACCGGGACTCGATGAGCAATGGGATCAGGCCGCTTGTATTGCTGAATGGGGGGCGAGTACATACACCATCGCCGAAACATCGATCACGAGGGATTCCGACGGCGAGGTGATGAAAAAGCGAAAACCCGAAGACGTGAGGACTCTCCGAGCAAGAGCGAACAAGCCAAACCCCGTTATCAAGAGAGATGTCGGCATCAACAAAAACACGGGTTTGATGATTCGACATTGCACCATGAGCCGAGATTTTGTCCGAATCAAGCGGAGAAATCTCGTCGACGCTCGAGGCGCTGAAATACAGATCGAAGACATTCAACTCGAAAACGGCAAAGCCAAGTTCAAACTTCCGAAGACATGGGTCGAGAGCCGCAACAAAAACAAAGACTATCCCATTTCTCACGCTTGCGGCGTCGATCCGGCTTATTCCGAAGAAATGAATGGTATGGCTTGGCCCGGGTCTGATAATACATGGAATAATGATTGGGACATTGACGCCAATCTCGGTGCGGACGATGACGCTTTAGCGAATACTTGCGCCGAGATTATGATTGAGCATCAAACAACAAACGATTATGAAAATTACCTCATTCGACCGACGGATAGCTCGGACACGTTTAATCTATCGATGCCGGAAGCCGAAGGCGGCGGAGCTACCCATCAACGGATATTTGTTCAAGTCGATAGCGGCGGGCTTATTGATACTTACTGTTATGATGTCTCGGATGGCTATATATATCTCATCGGCTATTGGGAGAATGTGGTCTTCACTCCTGTCAACGAATCGGGAAACCCTCCACAGACGGCGGATGATTGGATCGACATTGACGGATTATCAGGCATAAGTGCGCTCAATGCCGATACGGTTTATTTGATCTTGGCTATGTCGCAATATGAGATGGCGTCATATGTCGGCGCTAGACAAGGCGGATCGAGCATCGATCGGAAAATACTCGGTCATGAGAGCGAAAATACTAGTCATGGAAATACTCTTGGTTTTATAACGAAGACTGATGCAAACGGCGATATCGAAGTATATGACGATGCTAGCGGCTCCTCCGCATATCGTGTGTGGGGATATTTCGACTCGGGTGTCGACTTCGTTGAATTGTGGCAAGACATTACGCCCGGAAGTTCGGGATTTATAGAAACTGACTTGACCTCATATATCGATGAGGATGGGAGAGTTGTCGACGTATTATGCGGAAATTCCGACACGGGTTCGGAGCAAACTATCGGTGCATACGAAAACAATGGGACTGCGAGATATTTCACAGAACATGAGGCGGAAGACGACGGGACTAGCACCGGGGAAGTGACTGGGTTTTCGATATCAGCGCAAACAGACGTCGACGGCAAAATACGAGTCGGAATGAGTGGAACGACTCCACCAAGTCCCTCATTTTATCTAACAGGTTACTTCAAGCCAGCATCAACAGGGACGACATACAACGAAAGCGCCAGCGACGGCGTCGAAATGTCCGATTCTACGTCGGTGATTATCACTCACAACCCCGTCGCCATTGATGGCGCGGAGATGTCCGACACGCCGGAGACGCAAGCGGCGCTCCAAGCCGCCGTCGCCGACGGTGTCGAGATGAGCGAAGCGCTTCAAGCGGCGATAACGACGATCCTTGAGGCGACCGACGGCGTCGAGCTTTCCGAGGCGCTCGATACCGTCAAGAGCATCGAACCCGTATTGACTGACGGGCTCGAGATGACCGAGGCGCTCGATCTTCAAAAGACGGCGAACCCCGCGGCGACCGACGGAGCGGAGCTCTCGGACACGCCGGAGAGTCAAGCAAGCTTGCAAGGACAGGCAACCGACGGTATTGAGCTTTCCGAGGACACCGAGACGCAAGCCTCGCTCGAAGCGCCCGCCAGCGACGGCGTCGAGCTCTCGGACACGCCAACCGCACACGAAACGATCGGCGAAGAGGCAACCGACGGCGTCGAACTTTCGGACGACAGCGCTTCCGAATTGGGTTCAATAAATGTCGCGGCGACCGACGGAGCGGAGCTCTCGGATAGTCCCGACAGTCAAGCCAGCTTGCAAGCGAGCGCCGCCGACGGAGCGGAGCTCTCCGAGGCGCTCGATCTTCAGAAGACGGCGAGCCCGCAAGCGACCGATGGCGTCGAGATGTCGGACGACAGCGAGTCGGACACCTCGATCGAGCAATATGTGACGGACGGCGTCGAGCTTTCCGAGGCGGTTTCGGCGTCGATAATCATGGGGATCGAGGTTGTCGATGGATTGACTCTTGCCGAGGCGCTGGTTGCGATTCTGTCGGCGGACCAAAATGTAAGCGACGGCGTCGAGTTCTCCGATCTACCTGAGACGCTTCAAACCGTGGCCGTCGGATCATCCGATGTCGTCACCTTATCCGAGGCGCTCTCGGCGATCCTCGCCGCTTTCCCGAGCATTAGTGACGGAGTCGTGATATCGGATGCCGCCGCCGAATTTCTTGATATCGTCCTCGAGGCGACCGACGGCGTTTCCTTGAGCGAATCTTTGATCGCTTCCCTCGAGGCGCTTTTGTCGGCGATCGATGCTGTCGAGATGAGCGACTCGGGAGACAATCAAATCACTCTCAGCTTGAGCCTTGCCGACGGCGTCACTGTGAGCGAGATACTCTCTCTTATCGGGGAAATCATCGTTGCCGCCGAGGATAGCGTCGAGCTCTCCGAGGTCGTCGTCCAGTTTGGAGAGATCACTCTCTCGGTATTCGATGGACTTTCATTGAGCGACATTTCCGCTTTCGAGGAACCCCTCAAAACGGCGACGCTCCGATTGACGCAAAAGGGGCGGTCGATCCGAGTGACGCAAAAAGGGCGATCGATTATCGTCACGGTGAATCCATAAGCCCGATCGAAATATCACCCGATCGGGATTATCAAATAAGGAATGGAGGAAAAAATAATGTCACAAGAAGTCGCAACGAAACAAAGGGGGAAAATCGGCGGCGTCTTCACCGCGGAGATTTGGCGACCGACGAAAAATTCTCGATCTGGCGGGATCAATTATGAGTTGATCGATGTGCTCAAGTCTCATAATATCATTACGAACGAAGGACTTGACGCGATCCTCGACATCATGCTACACGCCTCGACTCAAATTACGACATGGTATTGCGTCATGAGTGAGACGAACACCTCGCCCGCGGCGGGGATGACTTACGCGACACCAAGTTTCACTGAAACCACGGCGTATGACGAGGCAAACCGCCCGGAATACAACGAGGCGGCGGCTAGCTCCCAAAGTATCACGAATTCGGCGAATAAGGCGCAATTCACCATGAACGCGACGAAAACGCTATATGGTGCGGCTTTAGTCGGAGGCGGAACGGGAGCGAGCACAAAAGGGGACACGGCGGGCGGCGGTACGCTTCTTTGCTACGCTTTGTTTGCCAGTTCCCGAGGCGTCGTTGATGATGACGTCGTGAACTTAACTTACACGGTCAGCGCCGCCGACGACGGAGTATAAATCAGATCCGCGATCCGAAAAGTTGACAGAAGATGAGAGGGGGCGCTCTTCGATGGGCGCTCCCTCTTTTCCCGAGGGTGAAGTATGGAAAGAATTACAGCGACACTCGGCGAGAAAGGCTACAATCTCGCGATTCAAGTGAACGACGCCGCCGGAAGCGAGAAAGATTGCTCGACGTTCACGACTCACGATCTCCAAGTCTGGACGCCTGGGACTGATCCCGACGACGAGGATAACCGTCTCATCGATGATTCGTTGACGTGGGATGACGCGAACACCGGGGCGGCGCTATACAGTATCGCCGACGGTGACCTCTCGCTTTCGGGAGTATACGAGGCTCGGGTCTATTTGGCGAAGACGGGCGTCATCGAATATTATGGGCCGTTCATTCTGATAATTCCCGATCGCACACTATATTGCACGTTGATAGAGATCAAGTCGGAGCTTGATATCGACACAAGTGAATATGATGACTGGTTGCATCAAATGTGCGAGAGCGCGACGGAGCTCATCGATCATTATTGTCATACGAGCTTTAGGGCGACGACGGCGACGAAATACTTTGACGGAGCTGATCAACGCTTGTCGATCAATGATCTCATCTCATTGACGACACTCAAACTCGACCTCGATTGCGACGGCGTATTTGAGGCGACGTTGACCGAGGGAAAGGATTTCAATCTCGAGCCGTATAACCAAACGCCGAAACGATGGGTTGTGATTAGCTCTCGAACTGATCGATCCTATCACGAGCTCAATCCCGGCGTTCGCAAGGGAATTGAGATCGCCGGATCATGGGGCTTTCAAGAAAGCATACCGGAGCTCGTCCGTCGGGCGGCGCTCATTCAAGTCGCCGAATGGAAAGCTCTCAATGAAAGCGGTTACACGGGAATTACGGGAAGCCCCGAGATCGGCGGATCGCGTATCGTCGGAAAGACGCTGTCGACTCGGGTGAGAAAGATGCTTGATAACTTCAAGCGAAGGGATTTCTATTGATGAGCTCGTTAATCGATATCGAAGTCGAGGGCGAAGAAGAGCTCAAGGCGAAAATAAACCGACTGGCGAATCGGCTCTCTTCCGCCGAGCTCTTGCCAATATTGAAAGAGGCGGCGGCGCAATTACGGGATGAGATCAAGGCGAGCGCTCCCATAGGTCCGACCGGGAACCTCAAGCGGGCGATAGTTGCGAAGCCGTTGAAAGATCGTTTCACATTGCCGACGGCGGCGATCACGGCGGTCGATTACAAGATCGCGCCGCATATGTACCTTGTCGAGTATGGACACGGCGGGCCACATCCCGCCGAACCGCACCCATATTTTCATCCGATAGTACAAGATCGGTCGGCGGCGGCGCTCCGATGGATTCATGACCGGATCAATCAAATCGTCGAGAGTGAGGTTGCGAAATCATGAGCACGATCAAAGCTCAAGGGCAGGCGCTCAAGACGGCTCTCGAAGCGATCACGACTTTGAAAGCGGTATACTCGCCGGATATCAGAAAGGGAAAATATTCAGTGTTTCCTTGTGCCGTGATCAATGTCGGAAAGCGCACCTATCCCGAGGACGGTAAGATGGGCGTCGATTGGTTCCCGTCAAATTATGTGACTTTCAAGGTCGCCGTATTATTGGCGAATACCGACATCCCGACCAAGTTCAACGAGATTATCGATTTCTATGAATCCGAGGGCGATGAATCCGTGAGGGCGGCGGTCATGACCGACCCGACTCTCGGCGGGACTTGCGCCCGGGCTTGGGTCGTCTCGAGCTCTGGCGATTCGTGGGTGTCGGTCGGCGGCATTCTCTATCTCGCTGCGGAGTTTGAGATCGAGGTATGGCAACATACCCGATAATATAGAGCAAAAATAACGGAGGGAAGATAATGTCAGATGCACAACCATCGCTAGGGACTACTTTTGAATGGAACGTCCAAACGGTCGCGAAACTGACCAGCATAGGGAGGCCAAACGTCGCTTTGAATTTCATCGACGTCACAACGTATGATAGCTCGGGGGGCTATCGTGAGAGGATTCCGGGCTTGTTTGATCCGGGGACGCTCGACGTCGAGGGGTATTTTGATTCGGGCGACACTAACGGACAGCTTGCAATGGTAACGGATTTCAACGCCAAAACCGAGCGAGCCGTTGCGATCACGTTCCCGACTTTGGGCGATTGGGCATTCGACGCCTACATTGCCGCGATCGACATCGGGCCGGGAGACATCGAGACGCCGATCCATTTCCGAGCGACGCTTCAGATCACCGGAACGGCGACACTGGCAACAGTCTAACCGAGAATATCAAAACGGAGGGAAAACACAATGTCAGATGCACAACCATCGCTAGGGACTACTTTTGAATGGAATTCAAACGCTGTCGCGAAACTGACCAGCATAGGGAGCCCAAATGTCGCTTTGAATTTCATCGACGTCACAACGTATGATAGCTCGGGGGGCTATCGTGAGAGGATTCCGGGCTTGTTTGATCCGGGGACGCTCGACGTCGAGGGGTATTTTGATTCGGGCGACACCACGGGACAGCTTGCAATGGTAACGGATTTCAACGCGAAGACATTAAGGGCCGTTGCGATCACGTTCCCGACTTTGGGCGACTGGTCTTTCAATGCGTATATCTCGGGGATCGACATCGGGCCGGGAGACATCGAGACGCCGATCCATTTCCGAGCGACGCTTCAGATTAGCGGAACGGCGACGCTTGCAACGGTCTAATACTGGAAAATAGAGGGGGGGGCGAAAGCTTCCCTCTCAATAAAAAAAGAGGGGGGATCATGCCAGTTACCACAATTATGCTCGACAGAGAGCGGAAGATCGAGTTGACTTTGAATGCGATGTCTCGCTTCAAAGAGCTCACGGGGCGGAATATCATGAACTCGGGAGATTTGCGGGACTTGATGTCCAATCTCTCGAGCGACGATATTACCGCTCTCATTTGGTCATGTCTGGACGAGGACGACGAAGACCGCCCGACGCTTGCTCAAATAGGGAAAAGGATCACGCTCGATAATCTCGGCGAGGCAACGAAAGCGATCTCCATCATGTTCACGGGTGAAAGCCCCGCCGACGAGAACCCTTTCACACTCTCCGAGCCCTCGTCCGATATCACTTCGGCATCGGCGAACGAGAGTTCGGAAGACTCACAGTCGGAGAATTAAACGTCTATTTGAAGCGTATCGAGGACGAACGAGACATCGAGGACGCGAGAACGGCGAGGCTTTGTTGTCTACTGGCAAATATCAATCGCAAGCCTAACTCGAGAGCTTTCAAGGTTAGTGATTTTATGCCGGAGAAACGAGTCACCAAATCGAAACCGATCGAGGATCATACTATGTCGGAACAAAAGCAGTTTGAAATGGCCCGAGCTATCAATCTAATGTTCGGCGGCAAAGAGGTCAAGCGTGGCTAGTCGAAGCTTTGCCGATCTGTTATTGAGAGTCGCCGTTGACTCGTCGAAAGTTGGGGCGGGACTTGCCGGGATCGAGTCGATGACCAAAAAGTCGATATCGAATCTCGAGCGATCTCTCGATCAACTCGGCAAGAAAATGACGCAAGTCGGACAGTCGATGTCGATGAAAGTCACCGCCCCGCTCGTC